ACCCCTTTTAAGGGATAGGTCGCGCGTTCGAATCGCGCCAAGCGCATATTTTTTTTGTCTAATATATTAAAATGCTCACAAAATGCTCACAGTTTTTTCAAGAATATCTACCGCATGTTCATTTACGTCTTTAACTAATTTTGAGTATGCATTCATTGTTGTAAGAAAATTAGAGTGACCCACTTGCGATTGAATATACTTAAGCGGAACACCTTCTGATAATAAAATATCGACGTAAGTTCCTCGTAAATCATAAAATCGCATGTATTTTTTATTCCCATATATTTTTTCTAATAAAGGCTCAAAACGCCTTTGTATTAAATTCCGAGGGTTATGTAGATTACCCTTTGAATTAGTGAAAACAAATTCTTCTATAGTTCCTTTGCTGCTTCTGTATTCTTTTAATATTCTTATTAAGCTCGGACACATATCTATTGTTCTATAAGAAGAACTTGTTTTAAGCATTTTTTTCAATTCTCCTTGTGTATATTGGCGGCGTACTTTTAATTTTCCTTGCTTAAAATCAAAATCTTGCCATTTGAGCGCCAATAATTCACCCTCCCTTAATCCTGTAAATATTTGGGTCGCCAAAATTGGATAAAAATCAGGGAATATTTTTTTACATTCTTTCAGTAGATTCATCGCCTCATTTATGGTTAGGCGTTTCCATTCTTTAGGCACAGTTTTCGGTTTTTCTATATTCAAAAAAGGGTTTTTATACACTATATCGTGTTTTATGCCATAGTTATAAACAGCTTTGCAAAATTTTAAGCATTCCACAATAGTTGAGGGAGTTTTATTACATTCATTTACCCATTTCTCAACAAGCAAAGATGTTATATCTTTTAATTTATAATTATAAAAAAATCCCAAATGATTATTGTAACTATTGTTATAATTCCGATTGATTGATTTTGATTTATTTATTCTACTATCTAAAAATAGTTTGCATAGATCAGAGAATGTAGAGTTTTCGTTTGAAAGATTTAAGCCCTGAACGCACTTTGCAATGGCTTCTCGCTCTGCATTCTGTGCATCAATTTTTGTTTTAAATCCACTTTTTCTATACTGTTTACGAGGATGTTTTTGTATCGTTATACAAAATTCCCACGTAAAACTACCATCTTTTTTATATCTTTTTCTTACACTCATACTACCCTCTAAGCGGTCTATAACCTGCATTTAACCAGCTAATTACATCTTGTTCCCTAACTTTCAACCCCCCATTAGTAAAAACAGGAATCTCAGGGAATTGTCGTGTATACTTGTATAAAGTACAATACTTTATTTTATATTTTTCCTCGACTTCCTTAAATGTCATCAAGTCACTTGGGACACCTCTCTCATTTAAATTTATAACATTACTCATTTCTAACCTCCAAATACTTAAAATTACTTCATGAACAACATTTCTTAACAAAGTACCTCAAGCCATGATGTGGCATGAGGTTCGGAATTGTTAAGCTGTTAAACTATTACACGTTTCTTAAAATAAACTATAACCGTACCAGAATTATTACCCTTCTTCGCTTCTTTTGTTTCTGGATTAATAAACGCAATTCTACCTTTTAAAATTTCGTATTGATATTTTCCTTCTATGACTTCGTGCCAAACTTTAGTATCCATTGAGTTTAAAGGAAGAATCATAACACAAATAGGACACCTGCCACTTTGAACCTCTATGTCAGCTTTTCTTATGAAATCAGCTTTTTTACTAAATGGAGGATTACAAAATGTTCTATACGACCAATTACAAGCTGCATCTAATGCATCTTCATTCCAATCATAGAAAACGCCCCGTTCACATAAACAATTTAGCTCCGTGCAAGCAACATCCATCTGAAAATTAAAAATCCGATTTAGTTGTTTAAAAATATATTTCGGAGTTTCAAAAAAATCATTTCCTTTTTGATTCATTTTCATATTTAATCTCCCAATAAAAAAGAGGTTTTAGAGCAAAGATCTCAAAACTTTGTGCGGGCTGCGTACGTCAGACACCGCATAGCCAGCTTTACCGGTATACACCGCGCTGCCACTCTCTTTATGTTAAAAATAAAAACGTGCTGCATAGCAACACGCATTTAAATTCTATTTCAAGGGGGCAATGCCCCTTCCCTTAATATTATTATAACATACAAATTGCTTCGTGGGAGATTTCTCCCCCACAGGACTACATCAAGTGTAGTTATGCCTTAAACTGTTATCAATTTATATTCGTCATACTTAACCCTTAACGGCACCTTTTCTCCGATATCCAAATAAACAAAATTTTTGACAAAATCCAGCATTAGTATTTTATAAACCTGTCCGTTATGTATGTATTTGAATTTCATTTGTCTATACCTTTAGTTCTTCCCATTCATTTTCTTGCTCAAAATCCGCGTCACCAGGTAAATTCCACTCATACTCATCAAGTATATTTGACAATTCTTCTTCATTTTTAGCTTCTATTATTTCATCCCAGCTCCAAATTTCAGTATGTTTGACTTTGTATTTCATTGATTCTCCTCCAATAGCTCCGGATTTCAAACTTTTTATTGTTTTTTCTTTATCAGTTAGTTTCATCTTCCACCTCGCTTATAAATCATTCACAAACTTTAATACCTGCCCCATTTTCTCGTGGCAATTACTATAAACTTGTGCCAAATCTCTGTATTTAATATAGTCTTTTTCTTTAGTTGTTTTATTGGCTTTTCTTACGTTTTCACAAAATAAAACATAATATTCATCTTGTATTTTTTCCATATCGGTAATTAAACAACCTTTAAGTTTCATCTTTTGTTACCTCGCTGATTATTTGTAGGTTAAATCTATCCTGCATTTTCTTCCCCTTTCAACCCCTTAAAATAATATTTATTACATCCTTGTGCACCCTTTACAAAAACCATATTCCCATCCAAAATCTTATTAAAACAGCTAGGGCATATATCTAGCTTCTCTGTTGAAAGGTAAGGATTACAAGAATACCCTTCTGTTTGTTCTGTAACAAAAATTACAGAAAGCTCATAAGAGTTAATATCATTATGGGCATTTTCACAATGACAAATGTCACAATAAATTTTTTCGATTGTTTTTCTCATTTATTCTCCCCCTTTCGCCTTGCTGATGATGTCGAGGATTTTACTAGCTTTAGCATCTGAATTTTCATAGCAGTCTTTTTCCGTTATATCTTTGGCGACTTCCTCAATCTCCTCAAGGGCTTGCTTGTATTCATGAAGTCGCGTTGCATAATCGACAACAACCGCGTTTGCTGTGTTTAATTCTAACTGCTCTTTCAACTTCTCATTTTCTTGCTGTAACGCTTCACAGTTCTTACAATATTCGCTCATTGTTCCTCACTTTCTATACGCTCTAGGGCGTGCTTACAAATCCAAAATAAAACATCGTAATTCATCGTTTCCAAATTTACAACATCCTCCAACGCTTCGGTTGCTATCTGGAGTTTGTGTTTTAAATCTAATATTACACTTACACTATCACCCACATAATACTCTGCGTAGGCTTCGTGTATGCTGTATATTTCATTTTTCAGCTTCTCGCACTCTGCTCTCTTTGCTATGTAGTCCTTTAAAAGTTGTTGGTTGGTTAGCTCAAGACCACATCCCCAACATCCACCTACATCTTTGAATTGCTCAAGCCCTTCTTTTTCCATATCTTGATATTTTTTAAGTTCGGCTGTCTTGCGTTGAAGTTGTTTTACAATTTCTAAACAGCTTTCAATTATTTTATTTTTTGTAGTGTGCGAAAGTTTATATTCTATTTCTTTCAATGTATATTCACTCACGTCCACGCCGTTTATTATTATTTCTTGTTTATCTGTCATTTGTTTCCCCTTATTTTCTTTGCTTTATTCATGCCCTTGAACAAGCCTCTTACTATATCAGCAAGAAATGCGCCTATAAAACCTCCGCAAAATCCGAGTACTATAGCCTGAAATAAATCTGTCATAAATCCTCACTTTCATTTAATACCCATCCAAGAGCTCTAATAAATCCTTCTTGAGATATATAATCAACCTTCTCTTTTTCAGAATGTGCAATTTGATAGCAAGAATATCTCTTAAGATGTTGCTTATATCGCTCTAGTTTTGTTCTTATTTCCTCTTCTGTTCTCATCCTTCTAATATCTCCTTGACTTTATAAGAGAATAACTATGTATTTTTTCTTTATTATTTTCACTCCATTTTTCTAATTCAGAAAAAGAGTTAAAAATTATATATGTAAATCCCCACTCGCTTAAATAAGTAACTTTATATTTTGTAATCATTCCAATATCTCCTTGACTTTGGCGTGGTCGAGTTCGTCCTTTAAGGATATTGCTAACTTTACAAGAGCTTTGGCGAAATCGATATCATCTTCTGTGGTATCAAAAGTTTCCCAAGAAAAATTAGCACCACATTCCCATACTGGTTTATAACTAAACAGTCCAAAACCTCTACAACTTTTAGCTATCAATTTAATCAACTCCAACTGTTTTTCTGCGGTGAATGGATGAAAAGATTTTCTTTTATATTCACACTTATCACACAGAGCAAAGCTACAATCTTCGTAAAGTTCTTTTCTCGGATATTTACAAGTCAAAAAACCTCTATCACGGCTCAAACCACAATAAAAATATCCGCTTTCAACTCCATACGCCTTATACATTTCTTCAATTGCTGTCATTTTGTTGCTCCTTTACTCTTAGGAAAGCTCCCATATTACCAAAGATTTCAAAAGTTTTATCAGTAATCTTTTCTACTTCTATTTTTGCTAAATCATAATACCTGCTAAACATTGCGCCCGATGTTTGATAAACTTTACAACCTGAATCTTCTAAACTATCAAATGACCATTCATCTATAATCAAATCATCGGCAGGGGTTTCTTTTAACCATTCATTATCAGTATTTTGAAGTACTTCATATATTATCTCGGAGTTATTACTCATTTGATAAAAACCGATTTCTTTAATGTCTTGAATTTTCATCTCTAATACTCCCATTCTTCCGATGCTATGGCTTGTTTGATATGCTTTCGCCATTTATAGCTATAATCTAAACTTTGAATGTAACTTATCAAACATTCAATAAATGATTTCCTTGAATAAAACAAATTCCAAGCAGATTTGCCACTAGAATGATTGCTAATATAAATTAAAATTTTGCTACATAATGTTTGTTTAGTATCAACCTCTAATTCCAACAACTTCACAAAGTTTTCGGGCTTTTCAAAGTCGGGGTAACGTTGTACTATTCTTAATTCACTTTCTGTTTCATTTTTATGCTCAATAATATAATTTTTAGCACTTCGTATTGTCCTATAAGAAAAGGCACTTAAAGACTTAGCAATTGCACCACATCCACTAGTTCGTGTAAATTCTATAAAATATCTTGGTTTAATCCCACACAATTCACAAAGCTGCTGTGATAAATTATTCATTGCTGTCTTAGTCATTCTTCCTCCATTACTGTATCTTCTTCTACATTCTTTAAAAACTTCTCTAACCCCCGCTTGCCGTTATGTGCATAAATCATAAGCAGGGCATATTTCATATTCGTTATACCGTAAGGGTTTACAATCTCTGCTGAATTGCAGTAATCCTGCTCAGGACATTCAACACACTTCATTTTGTGATAATAACAATTTGCTGCTGTATGGTGCCATTTGGTATAAAGGCGGTTATTGTATGCTGTATTGTTTGGTCTGCCTTTGCTCATATATTTCCTCTTATTTAATATCTTCAAGTTTTATTATATTTCTCCTCAATGCCTCTATAATAAGGCCAGCCCGTGTCTTCTGATTAGGGATTTTATAAAATAAAGAGTTGAGATGTGTTTTAACAGTGCCCTCTGTTATTTTTAACCGGGATGCAATTACACGGTTAGGATAGCTGAGCATTTTTAAAACTTCCAGCTCTTTATTTGTCAGCTCTATCATAGTATCCCTCTCTCCACTTTTTCCTACTAAAAACGAGGTCATTTTTATTAACCCCGTACCGTTTTAGAAAAGTCTCTTCTCCCATACACTCCAAGTCGTAATTGCACTTAGCAGGCATTAGGATTAATTTTTGAAGATATTCAACCCGCTTATAGAATTCCGGGTTATTTTTCCTTATGCTCTGTCTTACAAAGTGGTGTAACTGATAGTCGTTTCCCCAGTTCTCTAATTTTGGCACAGGCCGGATTGTCCCGTACTTAAACAGAAAACAGGGGTACTTAAGTAAGTCCTCTTTAATACTCATGCAAGCCCTCTCTTTTTCAACGCCTTTTTAATATCACTTGCGTGCAATAAATCAGCTTGTAAAAAACGGGTAATTAAAGACTTGTTTCTTTCTACTAGATCCGTATCTTTGTCAAAGATTTCTTTGTATCTTTTGTAATCGTTTTTAATTTCTTGTGTTATCCTTGCTCTCGGAGTATTCATATAACGCTTAAACTCTGTTTCACAAGCCAAAACTAAGTTATTCAAAAAATTGTGTTCGTTATCCATTTACACCTCCTCATTTGAGATTATGCTCTTCTTTAAATTTTGCTTGAATTTCGCGGATTTTTGCATCTTCTTCCGCGGAAATATCCCTGTTGCGCGCAGCTTCCAATACCTCTCTAAGCTTTTGCTCTGAGGCTTTTTTTCTTTCATTTTTTTTCTTCTCGTCTTCAAGAATTTGCTTATATCCCCCATTGTTCACAAGTGAATAGATGTAAGCGTCATTATTTTTAGCACCGGATTTTTTAGCGTAATCTTTTAAGATTTGAAAATCACACACACAAAAATCTACTCCACATACATTAATAGTGTGTGTGTTTATATCTTTAGTTTCCTTTAGTTTAATTTCGTTTAGTTTAGTTTGCGGATTTCCGGCACTTTTTTGAGGGTTTTCTCCCCCAGAAATCCCACAACTTTCATTTTCGGACGAGTTTTCTCCTACAGAAATACTCCAAAGTTCCTCTTTGGTTAAAACTTTAGAATTTCGTTTTTTATATGCATCTGCAATATTTTCTACAAAATTTTCAGAATAAATAAATCCTTTTTTGTAAAATTCCTCATCTAAACATTCAAGGTCAACTAATTCCTCTATAATCTCCTTAACAAGCTGCTCATCAAGTTTGAATATAGAGTAGAACAGTTTCCATTGTTTGGGTGTTCTTATATCAATAATATGGTTTTCTGTTCTTCCGAGTTTTTGTAACAGTTTAACCCAAACGATAAAGCCGTCATTACCGTATAGATTCTCCAATGCTGTTATACTGTCCCCGAATTGACAAACCAAAGGGAAATAATCAACTGTTGCCTTTCTTGGTCGTGCCATTACTCCTCCTAATCCCAAATCGTATCATCAGATGTTTGGTTATTCTCTTCCTTTTTCTTAGGTACAAATAAATCAAGAATAAAATCCGGCGAATTTTCCGTTTTCTTCTCTTTTATCGGGTAGAGGGCTAATCTTTTGTTTTTATCAATAGTTAGTGGTAAAAGTGCCTCATCTACCGAGCAAGAAATATATGGATTATCGTTCTTATCTCTTTTCTTCCATCCTGCACCAATTGTTGTCATCTTGTTCCTTCACTTTCCAGCTTGCAGGTTTTCTTTTAGGCAGCCCAGCGTTTATTCCTGCAAGCTTATTTTGTTACACTAGCCGTGCCTTATATCTATGGGGGGAGCACTTATTTCTAAAATGTCATAATTGTTTCTAAATTTGCTTTATTTGCAATATTTGTATTCAATTCACCTGTTAAGTTATACTTTATAACTGATTGAATAGCACTTATATGTGCTTTATAAGCTTCAAGTACCATTTCCCAGCCTTTATAATTAGCTCGGGATTCGTTCAATTGAGTTATATATTTTTGAGCCTCCTCAGAATATCTAGTAGCTAAAAGTTTAGTTAATTTGTTCTCAAAAGCTGCTTTATCATCTTGCAAATTAGCTTTATGAAGTAAACTTATAAGCTGATTTAAAGCTTCTGCATACATTGCCCGGTCTTTTTTATACTCAAAAGCAAAGTCTTTAAACTCTTTAGCAATGCTTTGCAATTCGTTTGCATAGTCTTGATGGTCCATTAATACCATTCCTCTCTTTGGGTTATTATTGAATTAATTTTTGGGACAACATATTATTTTTAAGAATATGTATTCTCTCTTGTGCCATTTGATGAAAGATTTTTCTATCATTAACAGCTTCTTTATTAAGTTCGTAATAGCTTTTTACATTTTCAATATCATCTATTTTTGATAAAATTACATAAATTTCAGAATCATCAGTATTGTTTAGTATATTTTTTTTTTGAACTTTTCCGAAGGTATAAACTTGACTACCTTTATCATCAACTATTTCAAGCAGATTGATGTTTCCATTTTCTGAATAATCAATAGTTTTTACCTCATATTTTGTATACTTATTTTTAAGTTGGTATTTCCCTTGTGAGTTCTTTTCTGTATCTGTTTGAATAAAAATAAATGGCGCGGAATAAAGTTCTACGCCTATACCCCATTTAAATCCAGCCCTTTTAAAACAGTCACTGGCCTGTCCTTTTTCGGCTTCTGTATTACTTTCAGTACCGCAATCCCAACGCCAGAGCCATTCTTTTAAATCCTCATCATAAATACCAATTCCGCCGTACATCTTACCATCAATAACTTTAAAATCATTCTGCCAATGCTGCCCAAAAGCCTCATCCAGAATGGCTCTGTCAACCCGAGCAGTTTTATAGAGAAGCAATGAGCAGCCTTTAGCAGTTACTTGAGCAACCCTGCACTCAATCTCATCAGCTTTTAGTCTACGCATATTTTATTCTCCTATTCATTTCTTCCTTAATAATCCTGATGTACTTGCTCCTCATTTCTATTGCTATTTGAAGCAGCTTCGTTAATTCGCCATCACTCATTGTTTTTAGTAATCTGATATCTACCATTTTTCACCTTTCTCTCTAGCCAAACCCGAATAGTGTAGAAATTTTTTCATCTTCTACAGTCCATTCTGAGTTTGCATATTTTTTCTTTCGTGTAACTTTGAAGTAATTATCCGGAAGATAATTGCCGATCCTATTCCAACATCTACCAAACAAATACGTATCATTTTGGAATTCTGTATGCTCTAGAAAGTCTTCTTCATCCATTTAGTTTTCTCCTGCTGATTCGCTCAAACCAATTAAGAAACATATTAAGAGTTTCTGTCTTAGTACACGCGTTAACAAAATCAAGGGCCTCTCTTTCCGCCTTCAAATCACGGCAGGTAAGCGGCAATCTCTTGTCCCTAAGCATATTGTATGCGTGAGCGTAAGTATTTTTTTGCATTTCTCTTAAAGTAGCCATGCTTTTTTCTCCTTTCCCTTAGTTTTTCTGTAATTGCTATCGGAATAGCGAATAGCAAAGTAAAAATAACTAATATCCAAGCTTCTACCATAATAAAATTCCTTTCCAGGGTAAATAATGATAAAAAAAGCCGATGTAAAATGTGTGTTGTAGAGATACACCGGCAAATAGTCGTATCAGGTTTTCCCTCTTAAATAATCACAATTTAAAGAAATCTTTAAAGGTGGAAGAGCCATATTGACCCTCGGTAGCTTTTATCACTTCTTCTAACGTCATTTCCGGCTTATATTTTTCTTTATTATTTTCTAAGAAATTATTAGTTCCAAAACTGCAAGCACCAGTGATTGTTCTATAAGCAATTACCCACCATTCAAGGGGATACACCTCATCAGATTTGACATCCCTATATTTTTCTACATCTCTGTCAGAGGTTTTAAATAACCAATCATAATAAGCCTGCTTAACGGTATTACCGTGTGCATAAACATCATCTTTAAAGAAGATATAAGCAGTTTTTAAACCTGTTTTGACCTTTAAAATGTTACCTTTAGATGATATAACTTCACAAAAAATACCATCAATTTTTCTGTATGTGCCATTTTTCCAACATAATTGTTTTTCAACATCAAGATTAAACTGGCGCATAAAATCTTTACTTGGTTTAGAGATTTTATTAGATGTTATGTTTGTACCTCTTAGGTAGAGGTAACCTCCTACAGTTAGGTTGTCAGGCAAGCTTGTTATGTTTGTGCCTCTTAGGTCGAGGCAACCTCCTACAGTTAGGTTGTCAGGCAAGCTTGTTATGTTTGTGCCTCTTAGGTCGAGGCAACCTCCTACAGTTAGGTTGTCAGGCAAGCTTGTTATGCTTGTGCCTTCAAGGTAGAGGCTACCTCCTACAGTTAGGTTGTCAGGCAAGCTTGTTATGTTTGTGCCTTCAAGGTAGAGGCTACCTCCTACAGTTAGGTTGTCAGGCAAGCTTGTTATGTTTGTGCCTTCAAGGTAGAGGCTACCTCCTACAGTTAGGTTGTCAGGCAAGCTTGTTATGCTTGTGCCTTCAAGGTAGAGGCTACCTCCTACAGTTAGGTTGTCCTCTGTTATTTGGTAATTACCAATCCCCCAACCTTTAACAAATTTTTCTTGTTCTTTAGTCATATATAAATCCTTTCTTTGTTAAGTAAAAAAAAAGAGGGAGCACGGACAAAGTATCAACTATCCAAAAAACTCCCTGAATAAGTGTCTCGATTTAAAAATAAAAAGAGCCGGTAAAATTATGTAAGTTATTTAAGAAGAGAGTCCGGCTCTGTGCTCTATTGGGGAGAGCAAATCTTTTTCATTTTTATAATATTTACCCCTAAGTTCTTAAGGAGACGGACTCTGTAACAGTATTATGGGTTCTAAGGAACCATACAATTACAGACACGAGGCTTTTAAACCTGTCCGCCTTCTTAAAAATCCCCGTCTTTCCGAGGTGTCACAGTTTTCTTTTTTAAACACAGTATTTCAACTATTTCATCGTGCCGTAGGTTTTCGTTTTTTCTTTCGAATATCATATTGAAACTGTCTAATGTTCGCCTAGACCACATTTTAGAACCTTAGGTCCTAGTTCCTTGTCTTTCCAAGTGTCAAAGGTCTTTTTTTCCCTTTCGTCATTAGCTATATAAAAACGGCGGCAGGCACAGGTCTTTCCCTGCGGTCATTACTTTGGGCAACTCCCGAGCCGTAACGCTCTGTATCCTTAGATGTAATTATCAAACAGGATAGCAAACACCAGCCTGTTTATCCGCCTAATGGTTTCAAGTTCTTAAGGAGACGGACGCGATTTGAATCGGTCCGCCTTCTTAAAAATCCCCGTCTTTCCGAGGTGTCAACCACAGTACTTTTTATAGTGCTTGCTTCGGTGTTCTCGCACTGTTTCTCCAGACTTGGGGAGGAGGTACAAGTTTAATGATTGTTCGTTCATCGCTCATAGTTTTCTCTTTTCAAGCTCTTAAGGCAATTGTCCGGAAATTCCGGACAATTGATATTAAAAACTTGTTTTAGTTTTATTTTATCCACTCCAATTTCTTGTCGGTGTGCGTGGGCGACCGCTCAAGGGGTATATTTATCGTGGAGCCCGCTTCTCACGGTTACCCAATAGCCACTTAAATTTTTAGATAGCGGGTTGTTTCCCTGCCGGATTTTTCCAAATTTTAAAACTTTTCTATTTTGTTACGCATTGTAACTAAGCCCTCAAATTTATTTACTTTTAGGCTTGGTTTTAATATAATTTTTGTATGGGAGATTTTGGGGGCTAGATGTTAGTTAGCCCTCTTTGTCTCCAAGAAACACTCAATTATTTCTCCCAGAAGTTGAGTCATAGATTTACTTTCTAAAGCCGCAATGGCTTTAAGTTGTTGTCTGATTTTCTCTGGTAGTCTGATGTGTAACATTTATTTATTCTCCTATGAAAGGTGGTATAACTTGTTAAATTTAGTTTTAAATTTTCAATTTGTAACCCGATGATATAAATGTAACACAAAATTCTACAAAATGCAAGATAAATATCACAAAATCGTATAGAAAGATTAGAAAAGAGTAAAAATATGCGTAATGATGAGGTTTTTAACCGTTTACAAAAGTTAATAAATTATAAGCCTATGCAAAAAGAAATAGCAGAAAAAACTGGTATAAATCAAAACACCTTAAGTGCAAAAGCTACTAGAAATAGCAACTGGAAAGATTCTGAAATACAAAAGTTGAATACTGCATACAATATTGATATCTATAAAGAAATATCACAAAATTTCACAAAAGAAGAATGTATCTCTATTCCAGTTCGTGGAGAAGTAACTGCATCAATGGGCTATGGTGTTACCGTTTATGATGAAAGCCAAACCGGTACTTATGATATTAGTCGCAGATTATTACAAGATTTAGGTGTAAGCAAAAACACTTCTGAAATTATATTCGGAACTGGTAACTCTATGGAACCAACAATTCAGGGTGGCGATGCACTGCTTATTGATTTATCACGCAAAGAAATTAACGATGGAAAGGTTTATTGTATTAGATACGAGGGGCAGCTTCTTACAAAAAGGCTGCAAAAATTATCAAGGTCAAAAGTAAAAATAATTAGCGATAATAAAGATTATGAACCAATTATTTTAGATTTGGACAAAGAAAACTATATAGACTTTAGTGTTATTGGTGAAATCCGTTGGGCCGGTAGGATATTCAGATAAAAAAATCAGAAAGTTTTACGGATTATATGGAAATAGTTGTTATACTTATTCTGATATTTATTTTTGAAAATATTCATTGGGATATTCAAGCCGTAATTTTTTTTAGTGCAATTATTGCTCTTTTGGCAACGACAAACCTATTTTTAAAAAATACAAATTCAGAAAAGTCATCAGATAACATTTTTTGTATTACTTTTTCTTGTGTATTCTTTTTGACTTGTTTTATTTGCTTTTTTAGTAAGCATATTATTATGGCGATTATATCACTTATAATAGGTATATTATTAACTACGGGGATTAAAAAGCAAACAAGAAATAAATTAAAAAATGAAAAAATAGATTGTCCGGATAATACCATTATCCTATCTAATCCTAAAAAATTAGGGTTTGGGTATATTTTTTATAATCTGACAATAAATTATGAGTATGAAAGCAAGAAAAAATCACATAAAATAGAGAATGTAAGTCTTAATAATTTTAAGGTTTACAAAAAAGAAAATGACAACTATAAATGTATTTTTCCTGATGAAATAGTAAGGGGAAATGAGCAAGGCAATATTGTTATCCCTTTAACATCTACTATTGATGATTATTGTATTTTCTTTGTAATAGCAAGAAAAATCGCCGATAATGAGTTTACACGCTTTACAAACCCATATACGGGAGATGATTATATAGAGGATTTTGTAATTTTTGTTAATTCTCCTCATTATGTGTATGCTGAAAACTACGAAAGAATTATCGGTTTTAATCAGAATATGGAGTGCTTGTATTCCACATATAATAATTCAAAGTCTGATAAAGCAAGTCTGTATTTGTGGCAACCTGATAAAGGCGAAACTTGTTTAACTAAAGATTTTATGTATGGTCTATATTACGACTTTTCTAACCGCCACTTTTGTAAATCTCTAAAATATCTTTTCAAAGAAGATAACTTTATAAACATCTATTTTTATAAAAAAGATTGTAATTCTTACTATATTTTAATGGAATTAGCAAAGCAAGCGGATAGTTTTGAGATATTGCCGAATAAATTTAAAGATGATGATACTATAAATTATAGAGTTAAATTTGATAAAAAAAGAGTTGATGATATTGCTTTATTTTACTACTCAATGGATAGAGTAATGACATATTATTCTAATCAGACCGCTGCAAATTACGGTTTATTTTATAATAATTCGACACTTGATACTTGTGGCGGGACTGCAATATATAATATTCCTTTTATCGATTATTTTAAAGGCTTAGAAGGTAAATTAAAAGTTTTCAATACAATTTCTCAATTTCAGTTATCGCAAATGCAAAAAGATTATTTTAAAAATTTAGTAAAAATTGTATATTCAAATTACGACTTGCCTGTTAATTATGACTATTTACCTGAATGTTTTGTCAAAGATTGTATTTTTGAAGATTTGCAATATGAAAACTTAAGAAATTTTTTGAATAAAGAATTTGTAAAAGCTCACGAGATATATAATTTTAAAACCTTTGCTGATGTATTAAAAGAAAAATGCAAAGATAGATATAATTTGATAAAACAGGATTTAATTGCAAGAAAGATTATTAAATCAAAATGGAAATCCGAGTTAGAATTATTTAGATTGGTTTATCAACATTACCCGACAGCTATTTATCAGTATCATTCTGATTGGCTAGGCTTGCAGTCTTTAGATATTTATATTCCTGATTTGAGAATAGGTATTGAATATCAAGGAGAACAACATTATAAAGTGGTTGAGCATTTTGGCGGCAAGGAAGGTTTTAAGAAACGCCAAGAGCTTGATAATAGAAAAAGACAATTATGTGGCGAAAATAAGATAAAACTTATTGAATGGCGGTTTGATGAGCCAATAAATCAGATGAATTTAGAGAATAAAATAAAAAATATTGAGGTGGAATGTGAACAAACTTTTTGAACTATTGATGCAAAACATTTATAATATATTTGATTTATTAACCCCCATAATCTATTGCGACAAAGGCTACAACATTATCCGCAAAACTTTCGGAACACCAGGTAAAATTTTCACTAACTCCGGTATTTGCTTTAAACTTCCTATAATTCAATCTTTTGACAAAGTTAATACAAAACTTCAAGTACATTTTCTTAATGCTCATTCTGTTAAATCAAAGAATGATAAAGTTATCCCGTATAACATTACGATTGATGCACAGGTAGAGTTTAGAATTTTAGACCCAATGGTTATTTATTATATTGATATTGAAGATAACGGCAACCGTGAGCCTATAAGAATTTATGTAGATAATGAAATTCACCTTATTATCAACGAGATTATTCAAGAAGATAATCTAACAGCTTCTCAGATACAAAAGCTGCTTAATCAAAAGCTGGAAGAACGCAACCAACACCCTAAAAACTATCTTGAACAGGCTATTAAAATAGAACGTATTGTCTTGAGTGCTTTTGATTATAACTTGTCTATCAGGCACGCACAGTAAAATTTTACAAAACTTCATGAAAAAATGTAAATATTTCTAATCGTTATATCGTAACGATACAAAAAGCGCTTATAATATAAGTATGAGTGCTTCTGTTGTCTTGCCAGTTAAACCTAAAAGAGTACGGTATAAAGTACCGACTTATAAGAAGTCCGACAAAATAAGAGCCAACATTTTAGCGTTTAAAGGCAATCAAAAGCATATATTCAGGTACAAAACGCTTCAAAAAGTCTACGGGCAGTTAGCAAATGAGTTTTATCATTATCAATTAAAGCTAAATTTGGGGGATATGCGATTATTAAAAGACGGGGTTGTTATACATTTTGATTTTGAATGCACAAAAGACGAAGATAACATATTGCTTGAAATTGACGGCACGCAAAATATGCCTATTGGCGAAAGGCTTAAAATACATATAAGGCTCTTGAGGTTATTAAGACAGGGTGTGAAACTTAAAAAGGCGGTAAAGATTGCTAAACGATAAACAAAAGAAATTCTGTAACGAGTATTTAATAGATTTGAATGCTACACAAGCCGCTATAAGAGCAGGTTATAGCGAAAAAACTGCTAGAAGTATTGCAAACGAAAACCTGACAAAACCTGACATTCAAAAGTATATTCAAGAGTTGCAAGAAGGGATAAAAAAGCGTAATAGAATAACGCAAGATGAAATTTTACAAGATTTAATTGAGGTTAAAAACCGTTGTATGCAGAATGTGCCAGTTATGTATTTTGATAGGGTTGATAAAGAATGGAAACACGAGGGTGCTGATTGTGGCGAACCTTTATATAAATTTGATAGTCAAGGTGCAGTTAAGGCACTTGATTTGATAGCCAAACATATTGGATTTTATGAAATCGATAATACTCAGCAATCAACCTCTATTATTGTTAATAACAATGTTGTTGATGATGTTTTGAAAAAACTTAAAGAACTGTAGCTTATGAGAGATTTTTTAGAAGATTTTCCAACAGTTCAAGAACAGGCTGCATTAAAAATTATTTGCGAAAACTCTTTGAAAGCCTTTATTAAAGTAATGCACTATTTTACAACCGGTGCACATTTTACTTTTAAATCATTTCACGATGAAGTTATTGAAAAACTGGAAGCAATTGCAAAATATAAAACAACTAAAAATCTTTTGCTTAATCTCCCCGTTGGCTTTGGTAAATCTCAAATTGTAGAATACTTTATATCATGGACTTTTGCACGTAATAAAAACATCTGCCATCTTTATACTTCTTATTCTGATAAACTTATACAAAAGTTATCCAGTGAAGTTATCGAGATTATAAATAGTGAGCCTTTTATCATTTTATGGGATTACACACTAAAGAAAGACAAAAAAAGCCGTGCAAATTGGAGTATAGACGGTGCTGTTGGTAAAGCAGGCTTGACAGCAGGCTCAATCGGTGGCACAATTACCGGTTTAGATGCAGGAAATCCCGCAGTTGAGGGATTTTGCGGTGCAATGATTATTGATGACCCAATGAAGGCGGGTGATGAGATATATGAAACAAAAAGGGATTTAGTAACTGAATATTTTTCAAGAAAATTAACCACACGTTTAAGACGTTCAGATGTTCCTATTATTCTTGTTATGCAACGCTTACACGAAGAAGATTTAACAGGTTATATAAAAAATCAGGGCAAATTTGGAGCGGGATTAACACAAGAAGAAAAAGACAGGTATAAAGAGGATTGGGATGAAGTTTGCATTAAGGCTTTAGTTGACGAGAAATCTATTTGGGAGGAAAAAGTATCAACAAAAACGCTAATAAACGAGCGTGAGCGTTCCCCGTTGGTATTTTATCCACAAAGGCAGCAAGAGCCTGATGCAAATATCAATACTAAATTTAAAGGTTTAAGATTTATTGATGACAGCGGTTTGATACATAACGGCATAGGACATATTGATAAAGGTTTTGGCGGTGAAGATAGCACGGCATTTACTATTGCAAAACTTGTTAAGGTCGATAATCAAGAACGCATTATTATGTTTGGCAAAAAGTGGAACAAGCATATTGATGATTGTATTGATGAAATTAAGGCTTTTAAAAACAAATATCTTGTTAAAACAATTATTACCGAAAACAATGACGATAAGGGCTACACCGCTAAAAACAACGGATTTACAAGCTATCACGAGCATATGAACAAGCATTACAAGATTATGACTTATTTGTACACAAACTGGCAAGATGTGTATTTTATCAAAGAAACCGATGAGGAATACATTAGGCAAATAAAATCTTATGATGAAAACGCCGCACACGATGACAGCCCTGATAGCGCAGCTTCTGTAATCAGAAAACTAAAAGGCAGAAGGGGGCTTACTGCTTATTCTGATTTGGGGTTGTAGTTAATCTAAATCTATAGCTTCAACTATGTTATAGCGAAAATTAGATATTTTTTTGTTTTGTTCATAAAAAATAGAGATATTGCCCAATATTATTGTTTCTAAAAATTTTATAGCAATACTTCTTTCTTTTTTAGCCACAACTCTAACAGCTTGTTTCGTAGGTGATTTAATAAAAGTGATATCACAATAACCATTAAAAAAATTTATTATTTCATTCAGTGTATTTTTAAAATATGTATTTTCCATATCTGAATTATACCACAAAAGCCCGATTTACACATTGTCATAATGAGGATATGGGAAAATTTATCATATCATCAGAGACAGAGATTAATAGAGAAAATGTCGCCGATTGGCTTAGTCAATTTGAGAACGATATAAAACCACAGCTTGAAGAACTAAACAGCTATTACAAAGGCATTGACGACCTCCAAAAAGCAAAAATAAGCAAGAAAAAGCGTATTGATAACAAAATCCATGTCAATCTTGCAAGTATGATTGTAAATAACAGTGTTAATTATTTTATCGGAAAACCAATAAGCTATAAATTTAATGACGGGTTTAACTCTAAAACAATTGAAGAACTGCAAGCGGATGACATTGAAGAAATCGAAAACAAATCACTAGCTAAAGATTGCTCAAAATTTGGAATAGCGTACGAGCTTGTAGGAATCAAAGAAACAAAAGAGCTTTATTATAAACGGCTTGACCCTCTAAAAACTTTTTTAGTTGTAAATGATACTTTGCTTGAAGATAAAATCTGTTTTATCACTTACACAGAGGTTAAAACAAAGACAAAGGAAACTTACAAGCGGGGATATATTTATACAGCTGATTCTATTCAAGAATTTACAGCGCAAAGCAGGATTATTTCTATGGGCGAAACAATCCCCAATGTATTTGGGGTTTTTCCTGTCATCATTTATAAAAACAATGATGAGATGACCGGCGACTATGAAAAAGTTACCGAGATGTTAAGTGCATATAGCCGTCTTTATTCCTGCTCGTTTGATGATTTTGAAAGTATTGCTAATGCATTATTGATTTTTTATAATTTCCGGCTGTCAGAAGAAGATAGAAAACAGTTAAATGAAACAAGTGTACTCGGGGTTGAATCCGACACAGGCGAAAAAGACACAAAAGCCGAGTATATTTATAAAAAGCTGGATGTAAGCTCATTTAAAGAGCTGCGCAATATGATGCGTGAGGATATTTTCGCGATAACCAATGTTGCAGATTTCACAGATGAAAACTTTGGCGGCAACCAATCAGGTATAGCAATTTCTTATAAACTTATTGGCTTTGAAAACTTAAGACTTGACAAAGCGGTTTATTTCAAGCGCGGAATTTTAGAACGTTGGAAATTAATCGGCAAATACACAGTAAACAGTTTTGAAATCAAAAAAGGCGATATTGAACTTACATTCTTTGCGAATATTCCTGAAAATGTAGCGCAAGACCTTGAATATGTACAGCTTTGGAAAGAGGGGGCAATTTCTCTTGAAACATTGCTTTCTAAAATGGAAACCGTAAAAGATGTTCAAGCAGAATTAAAGCTTTTGGAAGATGAGGAAAAGAAAGAAATCAAAAAGACAAAAGAAATAATGCAGAATGAGGAAATACCGCAGGCAAATAATAGGAGGTTGAGAGCTTAATGTTGAAATTTTTAAAACAATTATTTTGTAAACATAATTATATTGATAAATGCACTTGTGGTGACAAATACCAAGAGTTGTGTTCATATCGCAAAGAACATGGACATTGTAAAGCTCCTCAATGGGATTGTGATTATTTGTATCATAAATGTATTAAATGCGGAAAAGTAAAATGCCAGACTTAAAACAAACAATCGAAACGGACATTGAGGAGAATACAGACAGCACGGCTGATTATATGGACAAAATCAATCAGTCGTTTTTTTTAATGCTTAAAAATCCTACTGATAAAGAAATCGAAAAGCACAGAAAAATTAGAGATGCGCTTATTGCTTTATGGCTTGCCTCTCTATTTAAAGACCTTGAAGAACAGCTTTATAACTCCGCTCAAAAGGGAATAGATGAAGCAGATAAACAATTAAAAGCAAAGAATATTACAGAGGTCAAGGACAAAAATATTACCGTTGATACTTTTGAAAAGCAGGTAAACGACCGACAGGCGGCAGATGTTGAAGATATTACGCTAACGGCTCAAAATATAAAAACAAACTCGGAAAATGTAATAAAACAACTTGGCACAGTGTCTTACGATAATGAAAAAGTTAAAAAGATTAGCGCAGATTTGGCAGCAGACTTAATGCAAAGAGGCATATCATTTTTTTATGACAGGGCAGGGAGAAGGTGGTCTATTGCTGAATACATCAATATGAAAACTATGACCGAAACTATAACCGCTGAGCGATTGGCATTTTTTACCCGCGCTATCCAGTATGGCGTAGATTTGGTTAGGATTGTACATTTAAATATTCACCCGACTTGTGAGCTTTGTGCACCGTTTGAAAATAAGATTTTATCAATCAGAGGCGATACACCTAACTACATGACAATTCAAGAAGCGGAAATGCAAGGCTTGTTTCATCCCCGTTGCGACCATATACCGGAGCAGTTAGAACTTGCCCCAGAAGATAAGGGCGAGGAGGGGAAAATAGAACTCAACGAAGCAAACAAGAAACGCTATGAATATAACAAAAAACGTGGAATTTCTAATTATTAAATGCCCGATTTGCAATTTGCCATAATGAACTTAGGTTACTTAACCGTAAAATAAGGAGAAATTATGACAGAACCAAATCCAAACACACCACCTCAAGGCAATCCACAAGAACCGCCAAAAGATGAGGTAAAATTCACGCAGGCAGATTTAGACAAAATCGTACAAAAAAGATTGGGCGAGCAAAAGGCAGCTTTTGATAAGCAGCTTGCAGACCAAAAGGCAGAAGCCGAAAAACAGGCGGAACTCGCAAAATTGTCTGAAATCGACCGCTTAAAAGCTGAAAAAGAAGATGCTTTAGCAAAATATCAGGAAGAAGCTGACAAAAATGCTTTATCAATTCAAAAGGAAAAATTGAGAGAGTATATGACCGAAAAGGAAGTATCACATACTTTTCTTGATTTTTTAATTAAAGAAAAGGATTTAGAAGCTTCAAAGGCTAATGTGGATAACTTCAAAAAAGTGTTTGATGAAACTGTCAAAACAGAAGTAGAAAAGAAAATCCCGAGCCACGTGCCAAATACACAAGGCAACAACGGCAGCGGTAACGGATTGGCTTTAAAAAGCTTCAAGCATTCATTTAACAAATTCAAGTAGGAGAATAAAATATGGCAAACACATTTAATTACGCAGAGAAGTACAGCCCGAATATTATTGAAATTATTAATCAAGGCGCTTTAACTTCACCATTTATTACATCCAATGTAGAATGGACAGGTGCTAAAACTTTCCATTTTACACAGATGAGTACATCAGGCTTTAAAGCTCATTCAAGAAACGGCGGGTGGAATAAAGGCACTATTACGCAAACTGACAAAGATTATACTGTTACGCACGACAGAGATATATCTTTTTTAGTAGATAAGGCTGATGTAGATGAAACAGCAAGAACGGCAGCAGTTGAAAAAGTATCTCAAGTATTTGTGCAAACTCAGCAAATACCAGAGGTTGATTGCTATACCTTCTCAAAAATCGCAGATTACGCACTAAACGGCACAGGACTTGTTAAGGCCCATTCGTTGTCTGATTATACGGCTGATAATGTTTATTCAAACATTGTTAAGCTAATGGGCAGCGGCAAATTAAAATATTACAGACAAAGAGGCTCTTTAGTCGGTTATGTTGTTTCTGAAATTATGGATTTACTTGCAATATCAAAAGAAAAGACACTGAACATCAATTCTTCAACATTAACAGAAGACGGAATCGGAGTTGAAACAAGAATAACCAACATTAACGGCGTTCCACTAATTGAAGTAATTGACACCGAAAGAATGAAAACATTGTTTGACTACACTGACGGTTGTGTACCGGATGATGACGCTATGGATATTAATATTCTGTTTGCTTCTGTAGAAACTGTTAAAACTGTTCCTAAAATTTCATCAATTTACTACTTTAACGCAGGCCAGCACACTGAAGGTGACGGCGATTTATACCAAAACCGCTCATTTATGGACACTTTCGTATTTCCTAACGGCATTGACGGAAAAATTGACAGCATTTTGGTCGATATTGACGTCCCTGTTTATGTTACATCTAACACTTATAACACCGGCGATGTTGTAAAACAAAACAACGAAGTTTATAAGGCAAAAGAGGACAGTATCACAGGCGCATTCACAGAATCAAAATGGGATAAAATCTCATAGAAAGGAATTGAAATGAAAAAAGTAAGAAAAGGTAATGTTGTATATAGAATTTATGACGAAAGTAAGCTCGGAGAATATTTAGCTGACGGCTACAAGGTAGTTGAAGAAAAAGGAAAGACAAAGCTTGAAACCTCGCTTGATGACATTGACGACATCGAGGAAACTCCGAAGCGCAAGAAGAACTAAAATTAGCATAGATGGGGCGGACTCCTTTTATTTTTACATCATAAACTATACCGCCCCTTTATTTTAGAAAGGGTAAAAATGCTTTTAATTAGTATACATAATGCAAAAAAATATATTGAGTTACAAACAGATATTGAATATTTAGAGGAAGCGCAAAGAGAAATTCGAAGTGCTTTGCTATTAAATGAAACAATGCAAGGTAAAGATTGCATTGAAGTTAATTTACATTTGGGCACTCATGATTATTCTATAAATACTTTTGGGGATAGGGATTTAGAAGAAAAACTTTTAAAAAATATAAATGAAGTTATTGCCGTACATATCAAAGAACTAAAAGAAATGGCCCAAAAATTACTCTATAATAAGGAGCCTGATTTTGACAACAATAACAATAAATAACATAGACTACAACTCATACGCAAGCGTTGAAGAAGCTGAACAGTATTTGAATGTTAAATACGGCTCTAACTGGTCAACTTATGACGAGGATAAAAAAGCGAAATTACTTGTAAATGCTACTCGTGAAATTGATAAAAGAGATTATCAAGGTATTAAGGTTGATGAAACTCAGCCTTTAAAATTCCCTCGCTTAATTGCAGGTGTTGAAACAGACGAAAACCTTGTTAAGCAGGCTTGTATTGAACTTGCAGACGGTATGGCAGTAGTATCAGGGGCGGGCAGTTCTTCCGCTAACTTGCAAGCAATCAAGTCAATGAAAGTCGGCGACACTGATATAACATTTAAAGATGATGCAGAACTTGTTGACCCTGCAACAGTTGTCACCAGTGTTATTGATGATTTGTTGAAACCTTATTTAAAGGGGAATGCGGAAGTATGGCTGTAAATTGTTATATTAAATACGAAAAAGGCGAGGTTTCTTCAAAAAATTTAGCAAAGTTTTTAAAAAATCTTGAGAAACATAATACTACCATTGGAATACATAAAGACGATGGGGCAAAAGTAGTGGGTAAAGACGGCTTTACTCTGATTAAGAATGCTTGCATTCAGGAATTTGGGAACACTCAAACCGTTCAAGAAACACGCAGGTTTAAAAGTCCTAGTACCGGAAAATGGTTTTATCTTAAAGCGGGTACAGAAATTGAAATACCTAAACGACCTTTTGTACGGATTTTTAACAGAAAAAGTGAAAAAGATATTTTAACGGAAACTTTCAAATATTATGTCGCAAAAGGTGAAAAAACAGGCGATTGGCAAGAGGTTTACGACAAAATCGGAAAACTTGCAGAATTGAGGATGAAAGAACGAATTGCAGGACAGGAGATTAAACCGAAAAACGCTGAAATGACGATAGAATACAAAGGCAGCAGCACCCCTCTTGTACAGCACGGCGATTTATACTATGCAATCAAACACGAGGTGCATTGATGATAAACACGCTTATTTCTCAAATCGACCACGAAAATATTTTGGTTAAAAGATATGTCGATGATGTATCAACTGAAATCGGCACGTTTCAAGTGTCAGTACAGGGTTTAAGAAGTTCGGTTAAAATTCAGGGGTATGCACTAGATAAATCTTTATCGGGTGACGCTATTGATTCCATTTTTATTATGTACTCTCAAAATGTTGATATCAAAGCAGGGGATATTATTCAAAGGATTGAGCGGGATAAAGCTTTTTATGAGGTTGCAGCCTCTGAACCAAAAGGAGTAGGTACTATTATGGAACAGCGAGAAAGCATTATAAAAAAGGTAAATGAAGATGAATAGTATAACAGATACAATTAAAAATAAAATAAAAGAATTTGTTACTTTAAATCTTCCGAAAGATTTCAAAACAGTCTATTGGTCTGCTCAAAAGTTTGAGATGCCTAAAAAGCCTTTTTGTATTTTGTCTTGGGTGTCTGATAGCGAGGATTTACGCTCGAGCGAAAGACAGCTCCCTAATTCTTTAACTAAAGAGCACAGGGAATACAAAACAGGCACAATCACAATCGCGCTCTATGTTGACGGGCTTAAAACCAAAGGACATAACCTTGAAGAAAGAGAAAAACTTGCTCAAAACTCTTTAGAAAATTTGCGTACACAATTTCAGCTTTTAAAAACAACAAATTTATTTAGAAAAGTTTGTGCAATAAATAATACCTCTGGAATTCGTCCGCTTGATGAGGCGGTATCAGGGGGTTACGTCTACCGCCGTGAGTTTGATTTAACAATTGGATACGATATTGTTTATCATTATGATTTGCCCGTTTCTCACGCTGTTAATATTGACTTAGATAAGAACGATATACATATACAAGTTACGGAGGAAGAAATAAATTGATAAGCATTGACAAACTCGTTAGCATAGGCTTTACAGTCGCACAGGCAACGGATATCTCAAAATTTTTCAGAAGTATCGGCTACGCCGCAAAATTTACGGCTGATGATTTAGTAGACGGGTATAGTATTCCGGCTAATAAAGTGATTATTATCGATAGTGTCGACACACTTAAAACAATTTTCTTATCAAGCACGCAGTTTTACAAAGACATTGAAACTCTGCTTGTTCAAAAAGGCAATACAAAGCCTAATCAATCAAATGTGCAGCAGGTTGTAGTATATCAAGCGGCGGGTACAAATTACGGCGTAGATGTTGATAATTTCGTAAAAGTCAATGCAAATTGGGCTCAATTAACTATCGATTCAAGACTTGCCGCAGATATTGAAAAAGCAGCAGCAAAGGCACTGGCAAATGGCAGGTTGTTCCCTGCGCAGACTTTTGACAACGATATTACCACTAACACGGAGGGTAATGTAGCTGAAAAACTCGCAAAATTGAATAACGCAAATGTATTTATGGTAGCACATAAAGAAGCAACTGAAAGTTTAGCAACAGGTTTAGCCGCAATTATGGCTCAATCGCAGCTAGGCTCTGTTGGACCTTTATATTCAACCGTAACCAATGTTACTCCGCAGGATTACGACGCTACGACAATGAACAATCTCGATACTTTGAATGTAAGTTATTATTCAGAAATCAACGCAATCAACGGCGGCGGAGTATCAGAGTATGCAAGCCCGATTGTTTACGGCGGTTATATGATTAACGGCGAAGATGTTAAACGCAGATACATTAGATTTGCGCTTGATTTACTATTAAAAGCTAAATCTTTAGACTTTTTGAAAAGAAAATTAGGATATGAAGATATTTCGGCAAAAATTCTTGATAGTATGCTATCTTCTGTACTTATTGAAGCGCAAATCAACGGGCTTGTTAAACAAGATACCGAAACGAAAAAAGGTTTTGAACTCTTTGTAACTCCACCGTCAAAATTACAAGAAACAGAGCCGACATTGTACAACTCTGAAACATACAAGGTTTATGGATATTACAGAGATTCTAAGACAGGCAGAAAAGTACAGATTGATTTATTCATAGACCCGACAGATGCAGAATTAAACATGTTGTTGGGTGAAGCATAGGAGAATAGCAAATGAGCGAATTTAGAAAGCAATATAGGAATGCAATATTAAACGGCGTAGCGATTACAAACTACGGCGAAACCGTTTGTGAAGAAACATACAGCGGCGATTTTGTTGAACAACGCGCAGGGGCACAGGGTGATGTTATAACTGTAGTTAATCACGGTGCTGATAAAATGCGTCATTTCAGGCATACGGTCCACTTTGACAGCCCGATATTTGCGCAGCTAAGGTTATGGGGCAAAAATGCTACAAAATTAACTTATCAGCTTACGGATGATAACACGGGTGAAAAGCTCACGTCAACTACTGCTTATGTTGGCAATATTAACAGCATTAACGACGACCAAGACAGAGAATTTACCGTTTATTGTGAGGATTTAGTCTAATGGCAAAAGAATTTACTGTCGAATACGGAAATAATAAATACACAAGAAACGCATTAACAGGCGAAGCATTAACAACGCTTGCTCTTGTATTTCAATTAAAATTCGCCTGCTTTACTTCAACCGGCTTTGATATTATGACATTCAGAGATACAGACAGTTTTGGACGCCACCAATGTATTAAAGATATTTTTGCAGTTGATGAGTGGAAATGGCTGATAAATGAAATTATTTATAACGGCAGCTACCCGATTGCAGTTAACGGCAAATTCTTAGATAGGGCAGAAATCGAGGAACACTTTGCAGGTGATGTACTAAAGCTTATGACCGTAACTTATAAAATGGCGGTAGAAAATATGGGGGAGCGCTCCGCCTTTATGGCGAGTTTGAACGGATATACAAAAGATATCGCAAAGTATTTAGAGGAAATGGTCAAAACCTACAGCGAAGATATAGTTCAATCAGTGAACTTATTCGCCAAAGCCCAAAACTTGAAGAAGCAAAGTACAAAGCGCAAGAGCAAACAGTTAAATTAACGATATTCTTTACTCAATCCAAAGTACCAAAGTCGGAAGAAGAAATAAACAAAATGGATACTACAAAATTCATTATGTATTATGAGGAGCTTGTAAGGCAGGCAGATGAACAGTTAAAGGCTATGGAAACTAAAAATAATGGCAACATACTTAGATGAACTTGTACAAAAAATAGTAACAAAAGCAGACCTCAAAGGCTTTGATGATTTAGACCGCAAGCAAAAGCGTGCGATAAAATCTAATGATTTGCTTGCTAAGTCTTTTCGCCGTGCCTTTGGTATTTTCTTTGGGATTCAGGGGGTGAGGAGTGTTATCAAAACAACACGAGAAATTGACCTTTTACAGCGTTCTATACAAGGATTAACAGGTACGGCGGACGATTGGCAATATTTAAGACGTGAGGCATACAGAACAGGTACTGATCTTACAAAAGCTGCACAGGCATATAAGAACTTTTATTCTGCCGCAAATATGGCGGGGTTTCAAAAACCGCAAATACACAGTATGTTTTCAGATGTTTTAGTCGCGGGGCGCGGTATTGGTGCAAACCAGCAGCAAATTGGTGCTGCATTATTGGCTCTTGAACAAATGTTATCAAAAGGCAAAGTTTCAATGGAAGAACTCCGCCGTCAAATGGGGAATGCTTTGCCGGGGTCTTTTGAAATAGCTGCAAAATCTATGGGAGTAACGACACAGGAATTTAATAAAATGCTGGAAGCCGGATTAGATTCTGCTGAATTTGTACCAAAATTTACAGCAATGTTAAGAAAGGAATTAGGCAAAGGATTTGAGGCAAATATTAAATCTTTAGACTTTGCACTTGTAAATTTAAATACAGCTTGGATGGAATTTCAAGCAAATATTTTACACGGTGAAGCAGGTGAGGCGTTAGCACAGCTTGTACGGGATATTACAAAGATTTTGAGAAGTCAGGGGCTTTTGCAATTTATTAAATTAATTAGTAAAGGTTTGGCGGTTATTATTAAAAATATAAGGTTAATCATTACTTTATTTGGAATAAAAGTAATTTTTAATACAATAAGGGCATTAAAAGCTTTGCATTGGGCGATATTAGATATTGCTACAAGTACAGGTGTTGCAAGTGCTGCTACAGAGGCTTTAGCAATGAGTTATGCAATGATGACAAGTGGTCAAGTATTGGCAGGGATAAAATTATTATCAAAATCTTTATGGGCGATGTGTTTACCATTATTAAAATTAAGCACAGTTCTCGCAGGCGTTGTGTCTTGGTTTTTGATTTTACAGGATTTATGGCTGACTTTTACTGATAAAGACGCCGATACAATGACACGCAGATTTATGGATGCCCAAAAAACAAAACAAAATTTAGCAATAAATACAATAAAACCTTTGACATCAGAAGAAAAAGATACAGCAGTTAAATCATTGAGAGCGCAAGGGAAACAACCGTTCTTTAAGCAAAACAAAGAAGGCTTATGGGAATTGCAAGAAATAAAAGACGATTTTATTCCAAATACAACAATTTCAGCACCTTCAGGCGGTTTATTTAATAGTAATAGTTCAAGTACAAATGGGCAGACAAATAACCTTACAATCAATATTACAGCTCCAAATTCACAACCAGAAGTTATAGCTGCAAATGTAGAAGATGTTTTACAAAAATTCTTTACAAAATATGAAATGGGATATGCTTAATTATTTTTGACAATAATAAGAATACAATATGTCGGGCATTGTATCAGGGACTATTATTTCATTGACAAATGAATTATATGTGCTGTCAATTGGATTGGAATTTTTGTCATAAATATGAGTGACTAAAATACTAAATGTTTTGTTCGGACAGCTTATTTCCCAATTTTGTAGAACATAATTTGAGTCTTTGACGTTAGCAGGGTAAAATTTAGAGCCGTTAATAATTTTTACCCAAAAATTCATTGACGCAGTTTTAACGTTTGGAGTAACACTATCAGTATTTAAATAAAATTTGTCTAATAATTCTATATATGAATCTTTAGAAAAAGACGCCAAAGGCAAAAACAATATTAAAAATACAATTAAAAATTTTTTCATAACAACTCCTTTTGCCCTACTATAACATAAATATCCCGATTTCAAAATTATTAAAATATAAATATGACCTATGCACAAATTATATTACCATATGAGCCAAAAAAAACAGATGTAAACTCCGACCCGAAGACAAAACAATCGTTAAAGGGTAAACTTACTTCTGCTTTAAAAAATGCGCCTAATACGATTAAAGGCGCGATTCAAAATCCGGGTGCAACATTTGCTGATTTAGGCAAATATATGCAAACTGCCGAAAATATGACCTGTAAATTTTCGGCTATTGGTTTGGCTCAACTTATGGCGGACGGTAAAATAACTAATCAGGCAGCATTAGACTATTTGTTTTTAGGCTTTGCCCCAGCACTTGACAAGCAGGCTGTTGCTATGGGTTATAGCGGTGTTACACAGATGAAAGATGCTATGCTGAACGGTTCAATCAATGTAGGCAGCTTTGTAAGCGGGTTTTCTAAAGTTTTAAAAGGTGGGATAGATTATGCAAACACGCAAAAATCAAAGCAAGAGCAAAAAACAAACAATATTTTAGAAATTGATGTTGTATTTAATCATAATGAACCCTATCAATCAGAAGCTCCGGATAGACGTGTTGAAAACGGGATGAGTTTTCAAGAAGTTTTACACAACTTACCTGAGATATTAAGTATAGATTGTGGGTTGCAAGACGGCAGAAGATATACAAATCAAGAATTTAAAGGCTATTTAACAGCTTTAAGAGAAAGCAAAATGGCATTTGATATAGTTATCGGTGATGAAAACTTGCAAAATGTAGTTTTGCAAAATTTTACCCCTGCTGTTAATGGCGCAATAAGCGGATTGGATTATACGCTTGAACTTAAAAAAGTCCATATCGGAAGCGTTGAGCTAACTCCGATAACCATAGGAAAAGCACCGCAAAGGGTTTCCGATAGTACTATCGGAAATAATGCAGGTGGAATTGGAGGTGTTAATACACCAAATACAGTTAATAATCCTGCTAATCCAAATAATAACTTAACCCCGAATAAAAAAATATCAATGTGGGCTCATTTGAGTGATTTGGGTGATGGCAATGTGGCTAAAGGCGTTGGCAAATGGTTTGGGGGTGAAGAATAATGCAAATTTTACAGCTTGGGAATAGTTTTAAAAACAACCCAAATATTTCATCAACAGTCACCCTTGACGACCGCCTATTCAACTTCACTGTCAAATGGAACGATTACGACAATACCGCGTATCTTTGGCTTTATGACGCGGATATGCAGCCGATTGTTTTGGGTAGAGCCTTAGTCAACGGTTTAAAAATTAGAACAGACAGACGATTATTACCGCAGGATTTGAGGTTTGTACATTTGAACGGTGAAACTTATGATCCTGATTTAGACACAATCGGCGAGGAGTTCGGGTTTATTTATGGTAGTTGAAGCAGAAGAAACATTAGTATTAAAAACAGGAGTGGCGGTTAGTTCTGTTAATCCTGATTTGAATTTTCGCTTGCGACTTGATATAGGCGGGGCTAACATCCGTATTGCCGACAATCTTAAGGAAGATAAAGAAACAGGGCGGTTTTGGGTTGACCGTGAAAGCGGTCTTGATATGGACTTTGATATAGTAAAAACCGATGACGGCGCGCCGAATGAAAGCACAATTACTATATGGAATTTATCAGAAAACACCTATACAAACATAATGAATAATGCTGATGCGTTTGAACTTTATGCAGCGTGGAGCAATGACGAATATGCTTTAATGTTTAGAGGGTATCCATTGAAAGCCCTTAAAAAAGCTAAAGGCACTATTTTAACCTCAAATCAAGGGTTTTTAAAGCAGGACGCAAACGCAGGGCGCAGAGGACAGAACGACCTTGAAACAGTTATTACGCTTATTGACGGTTTATCAGAATACAAAGACTCCAGAATGGATAAAACCTACTACGGTACTGTATCAACAGAAACCATACTAAAAGATTGCATTGAAACTTTTGGCATTCCGGTTGGGACAATCGCAGATATTAAGCATAAAGACATTATGGGCAGACAGTATCGCGAAAAATCCGTAAATGTCTTAAATGGACTTGCACAGCTGCTTGGTTTTAAATGGAAAATAATCAACGGGATGTTTTATATCTTTACGCAAGAAGAACCGGAAGAAGTTTACGGAATTACCTTAAACAGCGATAACTCAAGTACACCTGAAAGGCAAAACGATAATTTTAGGACAAAAACTAAAACTATTCAAAAAGCCAACAAGAAAAAGGGCATTGCCGGCATAAAGGAAACAGAAATTATAAAAACCTATAACGGTTATATGATAAAAACAAGACTTTTGCCGTTTTTAAATCCGGGCACGTGGGCTTTTTGTGATTTTGGTACACGCTTGCAGGGGACAAAGTATATTTACAAAGTAAGGCACAGAGGCAACAACTACGGTACAGTTGCAGAAACGGAGATTTACTGTGTTTGAAGAAAATAACAGCTACAACGCTTTTGATAAAATCATACAGGCTCTAAAAGAAAGTATAAATTGTTCCCTGCCCTGTCAGGTGAAAAAGGTTTATGGCAATTATGTTGATGTGCTTGTGTTTCGTAATGATGAGATTCTTGACGGAATAGCCCCGAATGTACCTATAAAACGGGATGAAACAAAAAGAGCTTATATCTTTTTAGGTATAAAAGAGGGTGATTACGGTACAATCCGCTATTATGACAAATCTATTGAAGCCTACAAAAAAGGCGATACAAATTATAACGGTGATGATAGATGTCATAATCTGAATGACGGTTGCTTTGAACTCGGGTTTATTCCTGATAATGAGGCGTTTATTTATCCAACTAATGCCGATATAGAAATCGGGCTAAAAGACGGCAGTGCAAAGGTTAATATCACAAACGGCAATATAACCATAACGGGCGGTTCTATCAATATAACAGGCTCAAGCGTTAGTTTAGGCTCAAATACCACAATAGACGGTAAATTGTTTTTAGAACACACCCACTCAAACGGCAATCAAGGCAATCCGACAGGGGGAGTGATTTAAAAAAGCCCGATTTTAAATCTGCAATACTTGAGTTATGAAAGATTTAAAATTAACAGACAACAACCGCATATCATTCAAAAACGGTGATTTTGAAACCGTAGAGGGTGAAAACCGTATAAAACAGCATATTAAAACTGGCATTAAAATCCTGCTCGGTGATTGGATTTTGGATTACCGCAAAGGCGTTGATATCATAGGCGGTTTGCGTGCTTATCCCGATATTTTAAAAGCACAGATAAAATCTGCAATAAATGAAGTTTTTGGTGTTGACAGAGTTTTAAAATTTTCTTTTGATGATAGCGAAGAAGTGTATAAAGTTAAAGCCACTGTTTTATCTGGCGGTCAGACATTTGACGTGGAGGGTGTAACCGGTGCAGTATAATTCAAAAGGTTTAACACCTGATACTTTAGAGGATTTTTTAAGAACGTGGACGGCTGAAATGCAGCCGACTTTTGGTAATGATTTTCAGATTACTAAAGAAAGTACTATAGGTAATATCTGCACCGTTTCAAGCCTTGTTGCTATGGATTACGAGCAGGAGCTTTTATTTCGTGATAAAAATATGAATCCAAATACTGCAGAGGATGAATATCAAGATGCGCTTTATAAGCTGATTGGTTTAGAGCGCACTTATGCAACCTATACGGTTGTTCAAAGAACAGTCGAGGGAACGCCCAACACAGTAGCAGCTAAAGGCTCAATTTTATTTAGAAATAAATCAACTCAAGACCAGTTTAAGCTTAATGATGATTGCCAGATTGGCGAAAACGGCAAAGGAGTTGGCTCATTTACAGCAGAAGAGTTAGGGGCAATTGATTTACCCGATGAGGCATTATGCGAGATTATAACAGCACCGGCTAATGTTGTCGGGGTATATTATTCAAGCGGCAATCAAATCGAAATCGGGCAGGATTATCAGGATAACGCGCAATTTCGCTATGAATGGGAGCAAACACAATCCCTTGCCAATTCTGACACAGAGGGCGGGATTAAAAAATATTTGCTTCCTTATGCGATTGATAAAAGTGCAAAAAATATTAATGTAAGGCAAAACCGAAACACGCAAAAATATAGCGATGTGCCGCTTCATTCAATGAATATTGTTATAAGTTCTGCTTATGATGATGAAACAATTGCAGGGGTGATTTTTAAGCACCTGAAAGACGGCATAGGGCTTGTCGGCTCGATTTCAATAGAGCTTGAAGACAGCGAAGGCAGCAAGGAAACAATTAAGTTTTCCCGCACACAATTAGTTGATATTGATTTTAAGGTTCAGGTTGCTTTAAATGACAATGTTTATTTATCGCAGGTTAAAACAAATATTGAAAATGCGATTAAAAATAATTTTAATCCAAAAATGGATGATGATATTGTCGCAAATAAGTATATTCAATTTGTTGATGCAGTAGAAGGGGTTGATTATACAAAATCAATAAAAGTAAGCAAAAACGGCTTAGATTGGCTTGATGTAATTGAAATCTCAGACATTGAAAAGGGCGAGATAGGGGAAATCAATGTTACTGAATGATTATTACATTAAAATGCAGGAATACTCAATATCTCAATTAAGGGCAAACCCTGATTATCTTTTGTTTTGCAAGTGTATCGGAAATGATTACAATAATTTGCAAAAAGTATCAGAGTATTTGCTTGATATGGCAAATATTGATAAAGCCGAGGGGAAATATCTTGATTATATCGGCTGGCTTGTAGGAACGACACGCAGTTACTTTAACTTAGCCCGCTTTTTTAGCGTAAATAATGATGATGTCAATGCCGTTAAATATTTTTGGTTCAAAAATCAAACAATAGGTCAGACCGCTGATTTATCTAATGAATTATTCAGAAGAAGAATTTACGCAAAGATAGGCTATAACACGACAAAAGGCACACGAGAAAATAATATTTACATTATAAAAAATATGAGTTTTGCAGATAAGGTGTTGATTGAGAAAGTTGAGCCTATGGTTCTTGATATTACCCTGATTGGGGATAACATCATACAAACGAACACTCTGCTTGATGATATCACAGATATTTTAGGAACTGGTGTAGGAATAAGACATTTAAACATACAAGGAGCGGCGGATGGACAAACCAACGAAACCAACGAACTTGCTGCCTGAGAGTTTTGGCGGGGAAAAAGAGAATTTCGATACAAATAAAATCGCAAACGGTTATGAGGCTGATGTACCCGATATTTTAGGTGGTGCGAATCTTAACTATCTTTTAGATGCGGCTGGCAAAAACCTAAAATATGCGAATACGATTGTAGATTATATAAATGATATTCCGGTAAACAATTCAATAATTACCGATGCAAATAACAAGCTGAAATATACGCAGTATGATTGCAGGGTTTATAAATCTACAGAAACCTACGGGCTAAATGAGTGGGTGACGGGGATTGTTGGCGAGAAAAAGAGTATATATCAATCTTTAATAGCTGCGAATACCGGCAATCCTCTAACCGATACAACAAAATGGCAGAAAGTAGAACTCGGCGGCGGCACAGCCCTCCCCCTCCTCTCCATCCGCCCTGCTCTGTACGTTGATGAATCACTAGGCTTAGATTACTATCTCAACGGACAGCTGCTGACTATCAACTCAAACTTACAGGAAGCGGTTACTGTACTCAAATCTTTACAAGCGACAACTCCATCACTATTCTGCACAGAGGAAGAATGGCAGGCTGAAAAAGAGGCGAGCGACCACGGGCAAGTTGGTAAGTTTGTACTTAATGAAACCGCAGGCACTTTAAGGCTTCCTGCTGTTATTAATATTCAGGGCGTATTTGATTTACAGAACGCAGGGTTGACTGTTGAAGCAGGATTGCCGAATATTAAAGGGATGGTTTATTATGGACATGGATACCTTGTTGACGCAACTGGCGCATTTTATAGGGGTAAATCAGGAAATTTGCAAAGAACCGCAGATGGCAGAACTGAAACAGACTATAATCTTATTTTCGATGCTTCTCGTTCTAACCCAATCTACGGCAACAATACTACCGTTCAGGAAGAAGCAATCCAATACCCGTGGGTTATCCGCCTTGCAACCGGTCAGGAGACAGAGGTTAATATCAGAAATGATATCGAGTCAATCGTACCATATACTTTGTTCGATAGTAAGTATTCTGAAGCTAAGCAATATAATGCAAGCTGGGTATTACGCGGTTCTACCCTTTCAAAAAGTGTGTATCCGACAGCTTATGAAGCTGCTCTTGTTGAATATAATTCCGAGGTAGCAGACGGTACAACTGTTGAACTGCCATCAGGTGGAAGTTACACAAAACGAGGAGTAAGCGGCGGAATTACAGTAAAACTATCAACTGATGAAACTGTGACAGAGTATGATTGGAAGCTGGACACAGTGGCAGAAATATTGACAGTGCCAACTTTAAATGGTAGTGAGGACTTGTTAAGTGATAGATATGATGACTTAGAGCTAAAAGCTAGTGGTTCAACTTATACCGCTCCTGCGAATGGGTGGTTTTGGATACAAAAACTTTCTTCAAGTACAGGTCAGTATTTAACTCCAGTAATAAAAGACTCAAATGGAAATATCAAATATACATTAACGTCACAACCTACATCAGCTGGGTATGACGCCGAAATTCTTGCCCCTGTATCAAAAGGTGATGTTATAAGTACTGGTTATAATGTGGGCGGTGCCACTAAATCTTTTAGATTTATCTATGCTAAAAGCAATGGTTCGCTATACTTCTTTGTAGCTTCTGTAGCTCAGAATGCGCCATTGGCTAATCTGGGAAGGATTGAGGAAACAAAGGTAGACAAAAACAGCTCTTGGGGATTTCCTAGTAATAGATATATTGATTTAACTTTGGGGGCTAGTGGTTCTACTTATACCGCTCCTGCGAATGGGTGGATATGCGTAGAAAAACAGGCTAATGCAGCAAACCAGTACATTTCAGGCGGAGAGCCAAAACCTGGGCAAAATGGTAGCGCTTATTCAGAAAGAATAAGCTATATTACTAGCTACTCCAGCTTAACAAGTTTAGCCCCAACAATATTTTTCCCCGTTAGAAAAGGCAGCACTTATTTTATTAATTATACCGCTGGAGGGGATACGTTGATATTCCGCTTCATCTACGCTAATGGCTCACAAGGAGGTTCATAATGTTTTATATCGAACAAGATAACAAGATAGTATTATTTGATGAGGACAGGCAAAAGTTACAAAACACCTTGCTTTTTATGCCACAGTATGCGAGTTTAGAAATCAAAAAGGTTCAAGAAGGCTATGTAATTTTAGACTTTGAGCTTATGACTATTGAAGAAAAAGAAGCCGAACAAGCTCAGAAAGAAGCTGAACGCACAGCAATGTTAAATCTTACTGCTGCGGATGTTGAACGTGCTATTTATAAGGCCAAAGGAATGGACTTTGATGATGTTATTGATCTTGTTGAAGCGCAAGCACTATCAGAAGAAACACCGGCAATTGATATTAAGGCGTTAAAAATAGAACTGAAAGCTAATAACTTCTACCGCGGCAACCCGTATATAGATGTAGTTGGAACTCTTCTCGGATTTACAAAAGAACAGCTGGATGAGTTTTTTGACACAAATGATTACAGGTATCTAACAAACTGTACAATTACAATTAATCCAACACCCGCAGAAGCTGTTGTTACAATCAATGGCGTAAAACAAATGAGCATAACAGTACCTTACGGCAGTGAAGTTTACTATATAGTAACGGCAGAAGGATATAAAGAACAGTCAGGCACAGTTATTGTAGTGGAAAGTGAGACATTTGGTGTAGTACTGGAAGAGGTAGAAAATGAAAATACAGCCGATACAGCAGAGTAACCCATCTTTCGGGGTACATATAGTGACTAGAACAACCAGTTATGGTAATAGGGCAACAGGTCTGTTGAAAAATTGCAAGCTTGATGTCTATACAGTAACAGAAAACGGGGAGCTTACACAAAAACTATACTACTTATCTGACAAACTGGGTAACTGGGTTAAGTCTAAGCTCAAGTTTTATAAAGGAAACAAAGTATACAAAGTCATAAGGAGTGAAAACAATGCTTAAATGGATGCGTAAAAAAATCTTAGAGGGGATTGTTAAGAATATCCTCCTAGAACTTCCGGAACTGAAAGAAAAAGCTTTAATACTGTTTGAAGAAAAAAAGGATTTATTCATTGAAAAAGCAAAAGAAGCAATCAAAGAAAAACTTTTGGAGCTTGTTAAAAAACTTTAGGATAACACCAAAAGGGTTTAGTTTTAAGTTTACGTGGAGATTTTAGAAGTATATGGGCAAGTTTTTAACAGCAGCAGCAAGAATAGCACAACTTCCGCAGAAAGGAATGTATAAACTCATTGATAATGAACTCTTTCAGGATGATGACGGAAATATTTATCTTGCTTGGAGAGGATTCACAACTGATAACTTTACGTGGATAAATTCTGCTGACTGGGATATAAGATGTGCTCACGGGCACGATGTCGGATGTAAGTATCATCAAGTGGTGCGAGTTAAGTTAAATAAAAAGCAACTACAAATGTTGAGATATTTGAGGGTACATAAAGACAAAATTGTATGTGAAAATATAGCACCTAAATTTTTGGAGGTTGTAGATGTTTCAGGTCATTGGATTAATAACTTTTTTTATAGAATGCTTAAAGCTGCAGATTGCCCTAAAACGCCTAAATATATACAAATCTTGTATCGGTGCGGGGTTGCGTTTAATTTTGGGTGGTTTAAAAGCGGGAAAGAAAAGATTGATTTAAAAAATTTATATGAAAAATAAAGTAAAAAAATACTTAAAGAATTTGTACCAAACTAAACAAACACAAAAAATAAGAGCTTTAGCCAATCATCCTGACCTAAACGAAGATGAAAAATGGTTAATCATATATACTTTTGCTGAAGACAGAATGGTGGCAAATACCGCGAACAAATTAAATGTTTCTGAACGCAAATTTTATAATATTCAAGATTCAGCTCTGATTAAGCTTTATTATATTATTTTCAAATAAAAACTGTACAGTTTTAATTAAAAAAATCCTTCATAATAAAAATATGGAGGATTTATTCTTATGATGAATTACGGAATGTATCCAAGCTATTATCAGCCGATGTTTAATGCTCAACAGCGAATACAACAGTATGAACAGATGATGCCGCAAGTTCAACAGCCGGCACAGCAAGCCCCCCAGCAGCAAGCCGCTACTCAAATATTACAGACAATTCCTGTTAGCACTATTGAAGAGGCAAAAGCGTATATTGTTGATGCGTTTGGAACTCCAACATTATTTTACAATGCCGGTAAAAATGAAATTTACTTAAAAAAGACAAATAAACAAACTGCAGAAGCTGAATTTTTTGTATTTACAAAGCAGGAACAGCCGTTAAACGAGGTTAAAGACGAAAAGAGTATAAATACATACGAAAAAGATTTTAAAACGCTTAATGACAAAATAGACGGTTTTGCAAGAAAGATTGACGGTTTATATTCTCTATTGCAAGAAAAACCGCAAGAAATAGAAAACAAAGGGGGTAAAAATGTTAAATAACCCTATGCAGCTTATAGGTTTGCTGCAAAACTCCCAAAATCCTATGATGATGATTCAACAATTAATGGGCAATCATCCTCAATATAAACAAATTATGCAGGTTATTCAGGGGAAAACCCCTCAACAGCTTGAACAATACACAAGAAATCTTGCAAAAAATCAAGGGATTGATTTAAACCAATTAGCAAATCAATTCGGATTGAAAATATAATTCCCTCGAATTCGAGGATGTTACCGCCAAGGTGGCGTGTTTTACCGCTTAGCCTTTAATGCGTGAGCGTGTTTTAGAAGTCACACATTTTAAAAGAAAGAGGTAAACAATGGAAAAAGAACCATTATCAGCGGCGGACATCGCGGCAGTTACCGACAGGCATACCGGTTATGGCTATGGTGACGGTTACGGATTTGGCGGCGGTGCGTGGATTTGGGTAATACTTCTTTTTGCTATTTTCGGCTTTGGCGGTAACGGTTGGGGCAGAAATGGCAACGGACTTACTCAAATAGAGTTACAGCAAGGCTTTGACACTCAGTCAGTTTTAAGAAAACTTGACGGAATCAGTAACGGACTTTGTGACGGTTTTTATGCTCAAAACACAACTATGCTTCAAGGCTTTAACGGACTTGGCAGAGAAGTTTTGCAGAACCGTTTTGAAGATGCTAAATGTTGCTGCGAAACAAACAGAAACATTGATGCAGTACGTTATGAAGCAGCACAAAACACTTGTGCAATAACAACAAACGCAACAGCCAACACTCAAAAAATCTTAGACAAATTGTGCAGTATGGAAATGAATGCAAAAGACCAGAGAATCGCTGATTTGACAACTGGTCTTCAAACTGCAAACTTCCAGCTTTCGCAACAGGCTCAAAGTGCTAATATTATTAACACTTTAAGACCTTGCCCAATCCCTGCATATATAACTTGCTCACCTTATCAGGCTGCAAATTATTATAATGCATACGGATGCGGAAGCTGCGGAAACTTTGCGTAATTTGTCGGAAGTAAGAGGGCTTAAAAACCCTCTTACTCTCTAAAATATATAACTTATGGAGAAACAAAAATGTGTAATTGCAAAAATAATACTCACTGTGTAGAAAATGTTACGGTAACAGATACAAATGTCGCTTTGACCGTTACAAATTCTACAAATATAAGCTCTTTGGAATGTTTTAATTTAAAAGTTAACGGTTGCATTTCAAACCGCGTGTCAGGCGCGCCGTTGCCTGTTCAAATTATTGTAAACGGAACAGCAGTCAGTCTTTTAAATAAATATTCTTTGCAAATTTTAAGTAACCATATTCCAAGAAGGTCAAGAGGCGCTTATGTTGTGCCGCCGAATAACGGCACACCGTATGTAATACTGTTTGATACACCGCCTTGTAAGTGTTTTGCGTAAGGGGGTATTTATGAATAAAGTAATAAATAAATACAATTCTTTAAAGAAAAAATACCCGAATATCGCAGAAGATATGATGCTGGTGTTCTTTGAAAAAATGGAAGATATTGCATACGAAGCATTGACCGAGTACGAATGCGAACAGGAATACGGCTGCCACATTGGTACAGCTGAAATGTATGAGGAAGCCGTTGACTTGTTGGAATGGGTAGGTGATAAAGGCGACGGTGCAAAGTGGAGTGTTGAAGATATCGCCCGCTTATCTGAAATTGATTTTGATAAAAAGGAATATACAAAATACGATTATGCCTATGTTGTAAATATGCTCTATTCTGATTATTGCAATGTGATAACAGAATCAAGAGATTATTTAAAAATGGCTAAGAATTATCTTGAAGATCCCGACTATTGCGGTGAAGCCTCCGAGCGAGCATATCATAACGCTAAAAAACGCATTAAATATAGCAAGGAAGAAAAATAGATACTCCCAAACCCCAAAGAAGCCCTTATTGGGCTTCTTTTATTAATAAATTGTCCAATCGGTAACAATC